AAAATCATAATCAAGATGATAGTCAAAATCCTCTCCTAACGAAATACTGCCATCAGAACGATATGTAGTAGTGCTTTTGATAATTTTCGTTGTATCAACGGTTTGCCAAGCACTGTATGAGCCACCAGACGCGGCATATCGATACTCCATTATTAAAGTGTTAGATTTTGCACCAAACGACCCTTGATACCAACTACCACTAACATCTAACACTATAGAACTTCCGGTAGAGGTCGGTCGTGTGATGATAGGATTGCAGGTTAACTGGACATAATTTACAACAGTTGGTGTTACAGTTGTAGAATTTGAATACCCACGGGAGTCAGTGGTTTTAAATACAAATTCCGTGGCTGAAACATTTGTAAATGTTTTTACATCATTTGATGGAGTTTCGTTGTTTATCGTTTTTGATGAAATGGTAGCCGAGTTTTTAGAGGTTGCTGTAATGGTACATTTTGCCGTAGACTTATACCTGATTAAAATAGTATTACTATCAGTACCTCCGGTTAAGGCTAATGTAGTGGTGTTTGTGTCAACAACAGAACCAGAAACACTTGGTTTGCAACTTGACGAAGCCGCCGTGACGGTTAGAGTGCAAGTATTTGACCCCAATGACGTATTGCCGTTATATGTCGTGCAAGTTATAGTACAAGTTCCTGTTTTTGCATTTGGAATTTGTGCGTAGAAAGCAGTAGGGACAGTCCAAGCAATAGAGGTGCTTGAGGATTTAGTGGCTATAGTTCCCGTGAGACTACCAAAGCTATATGTTAATGTGTGTGTATAACCTGAGTTATATCTTGTGACGGAAATTGTTGATGCGCTACCGATATTTGCATCTGTGGCGCCAACCTCCGACTTCAAAGGTGTTGCGGTCGCAACGACAGAAACATTACCGCTGACAGTATGTGTATTACCAGATGTAAAACTTGAGCCATTAACGGTATGTTTGGTAATGCCATAGTTTGTACTTGCCGTAAAAGAAATTTTAAGTTTGTCACCATAGTATAATTTATTAGCGCCAGCGGATAAATTGCCAGTACCTCCTGCGCCGCCAGACGAGGTTCGGTTAACTGTAATACTACTACCAGTACCCGCAGATATACTAAGTGTATATAAAGGAATACGAGAACAGTTGATAGTTGTGGAACTAAGACTAATATTACCCGGACCCCAACCACCAGAATTACACGAGCCACTACAAGAAACTGTAAAACTTGCATCACCGGTGGTAGTATTATGGTTAATTGTAGTAGAACCAGATTTAATGGTAATGGTATATCCTTTGTTGCCCTTGTCGTTCATATTAACATTGCCGTTGTATGAATACGCGCTACCGGCAACATAGTAGGTGACATTCATATTACCATCAAAGTCATACGAGTCGGTAAGCTGTTCGATTTTCAGCGCGTGAGATATTGTGCTTTGCTTATTTGCGATGCTCGTCGAGATTGAATATTCAATATACATTTTGTACCAACTACTGCGGTCAACAGTACAATTTATAACTGCCATTCTCTATACACCTCCTTATCCGCCAACAAAGAAACACGCTGTGCGTTTAGAGTCGGTACCGTTTGAATAATCCTCAAAGCGTGTGTTTGCACCAACAATTAAATACTGTCTGGCGCTAAGGTTTAAAGCATTTACGCCGTCTGCGTTTGCCGCTAACACCACCTCGTCATCACGAGTAATTTGCATACCTTCGTGGTTCAGTAGGTTTGTGATTTCGTGGTTTTCACGATAAATATTTAAACCATCATTATTAAAGGTGTATCCCATTGAGGTCATAACCTTATCCGCTTCTGTACTTTCTTCAAGGGTTTGAACTCTAATTGTCAGAGAGTCCTTTTCTTGTATAACCTGTGTTAATTTATCATCAATTTCCCCAACAGAAGATTTGATTTTGCCATCAACAACAGTTAATAATTCTTGACCATTTTTATCTAATATCTGCATATTGTTACCCATAATGATTTCACCAATGATAACTTCTGCGTTTATACCGTATGCTGTTCCACCCTCGCCGAAATCAAGTTCGCCGACAGCGGTCTTACAAGAGTCCCACGAGTCATCCGTAAATACAAGATTTTTACTTGTTAGCTTTACTTGTTGAGGGTCGAATTCACCGTTTTCTAATCTGCGTCTACCAGTATATCCAGCGCCGTCAATAACAACCTCTTCGTCTTCTGACGCAAGCGCCTTATTCATCGTTAATGTGCGTGAGGTTTGTAACGCTTCCTTCATCGCATTAAACTCTCCATTTTTAATCGGATAGAGAATTTCTTTGATATAATTTAAGGTGTTTGCAGACTTTGAAATATTACCAAGTACATTTTCAAACAACGACTTGGGGTCAAACTTATTAAAGCGATTACCGAAAGTCATAGTCAAAACTCGGTCATCATAGTTAATTGTGATATTAGATAAAAATAAAAGAGCAATATCGTTGGTGTCTAACTCTACATTGATTAAACAGCCAGTTTCTAATTGCTCGCTCCAGTGTTGGAATTTCTTTGAAAATATAAAGTTTTCTGCGTCCACATCAAATTCTTGTGTAGGCTTAGATACTCTGTCAAGCTGAGACTTACTACGGTCATACAAAATTTTCATTTGTGCAAACTTCTCGTCGTAAGTCATAATATCGGTGAATGTAACATATTCATCTCGATAACTACCCTCGAAGATATAATGAGAAAGTTCAGTATATTCTTCTTCGGTAAAATAATTTGTAATAGCCAACGCCTGTTGAATGTCGCTAATATCCATACGATATATCGCGATATATACATTGATGGAGTTAAGCTGAGTTACAATGTTTTCTTGTTTGCTTTCACATTCGGCAATCAAATTATCAATGGATTTAAGCGTGTCCGCAATTTCTGGACATACCTCGATTGGCATACCACCATTTTCAATAATAATGGTATTATAATCATCGACCAAGAGCGTGTTAGACTCTGCAATAATATTTTCTCTACAACGCCTATACATCTTGATTTGCGTAGCTAAACTCTCAATCTCGAATTGTAAATTATTAGCCTCCGTCAATCTGTTATAGTATTGTAGATTTAATTTATAATAGTTATCCATTTGGTCATTGATTGCTTTCTGCCAAGCAGTCACTTTATTTGCCAAGCCCTCAGACATCCAACTAATATAATAACTGAAGTCATAGATTACATTGGTGCCAAGTGGGTTAATAGCCGAGATAGTGATGTTTTCATCACCCAAAACACTAATTGCCGTATATAAATCATCGGCATTTTCTGTTATGTTGATTGAATTTATTAAGTCATCTTTTGTAAGATGAATGTCTGTCTGGCGAACATAATTATCTTGTGCATAGACGCTAATAGTGCGGTTGATTGTATTAAAAATAAAAATACATTCGTATGCTTCTTGTACTTTTTCTAACAAAAACGCAAGACAGTTCATAGATGTATCAACATCTTCAAATGTACGCCATTTTTCCGATACTGCATCATCCACATATTCGATAGTCCATAACGGAATGGTCTCGACAATGGTTTCTAAAATACCTTTATTGTTTCCTGTCATATCGGTAGAAAAGCGATATGTTCCATTAGCGATGAAAGGTATCATCTTTTTTTCTATCTCAACATCTATAGATTTCGCAGTAATATCTTTAAAATGGACTCCGTTTTCATATCCGTCTTTGACAGAAGAAATCATAAAATAACCTATATCTTCTGCAAAAATTAAACGCTTATTTTGTAACGCTTTGTAAATAGCATAAGTATGCGCATTTTCATCGGGGTCTTCACGGATAATCCTATTTACTCTTAAATTTAAGTCCGATGTAGCATTGAAATTAAAAACAATTTCTTCAGCTTCGTGGTCTACCAGCATACCAACGACATTTGTTAACATACCGTTGTTATACACACTGCCCGGACTACATAAAGTAAATTTAGGAAGTTCAAAATTCTCGAGGCTACTGTAACGAACAATCATTTACAACATCCTCCTCGCAGAATATTCAACTTCGATGGACGACACATCGCCCATAACAGTAAGTTTATTTTCACCATCAAGCAGCCTGATGAAGTTTCGCAGAGCAAATTTCTCATAATATTGACCACTTACATAGTTAAGTTCACCCTTCATCACAATAGACGCTTCTGGTGAAATACCAATAAATTTTGTCAAACGATTTGTGTCATCGGTGTTATTTGAGATAATTACATCTCCGCCCTCACTACCCATTTGGATAGTAATTTTAGGGTAAATATAATCGTCGATGTCTGTATCAACACCAACAGATATTAACGAGCTAATATCAGACGCACCATTATTAACAATATACTTTTTTGTGATAGTGTCAGTCCAAGCCCAGCCCATATCCGTCTCAAGCGTTGCTTTATATCCGACGATACCGCCGTTGTATTCTAACTTCTCTGGGTTGATAAAACGACAATTTAAGTAATACCTAATTCTCTTGCCATCAATATACTCATAAGTTTCGCCAAGCAAGTCATCTGCTGGGTCAAAATACAACTTTCTATAATCTCTGCGATTAAATAACCATTTTTCGATGGTTCTACGTTCTCCAACCTCAAGAAGACGGTCATTATCTGTGATGATTTCAATATCGAAAGATAAGGGAGAGTTGGCATAATCTGTATCAATCAAATGTCGCTTCTTTTCGCTTTTATTAAAAATTGTGATACTTTCAATAGAACCTGCTTTTTGCGTAATTCTATTAGTGTTCACAGATGCGATAATCAAACTATACTGTCTCGATGGTACGCCCGCAAATTCAAAATGAGAACCATAAATATCAGCCATCTCATCACGCTCCTTTCTGTATTATTTTCGTAGTTAAAATTTTCCTTTATCCCATACCGCAAAGGATGGGACGGTTCTACCCTTAACCATAAAGGGTAACACAAAATAGAAGCGGGCTCCCCGAAGGGAGCCACGCATAAAAGTGTAGTTTTTAAAATGAAAAAGTAGTTTTATCTACTTATAGACTAACAATATTCCCATACCATAGGAACACCATTAAGTTGACCATATGAGTCTATGACACCATCACAGCACTTAGTAATACCTCGACGCGACAAGTGATGTATTGCTGACGCATTGTTTATACTCTTGAATATTTCATCGGTATTAACAAGCCTTATACACTTAGTCTGTTGATGCCTTGAATTCTTAGACTCCGACAATTTCGCATCAATCTTATCTTTCGATGCTGTATTGTATTCGTCTTCATACATCCAAGCAAGTTTTATGCCGTTGTATTCTCCACCAGACTTTCGCTTGCCGAGACAATTTGACCTAATTGCAGTATCACTCACGCCAAGAATTTGTGATGCGATTTCTATGCTATCATATATCTGACCAGTATTCAGTAAAACCACCTTTAAGGGCTCAACTTTTTGACCGTCACAAATAGCCTTATGTATTTGTTCTTCAGATAATGTGTCGTACTCACTGGCAAACATCCAAACAAGATTTTTGCCATTCATCGTACCGCAACTCTTGCGTATATGTCTACAACAAGCAGAGATGTTAGAAATATTATATTTCTGAGTCGCTTCTGCGACAGACTCAAATCTTTCGTTGGTGTTTAATAATACGACCGGAGTTATATCGTATTTTAAACCAGTTTGGGCTTTAGAAATCCTCTCTGATATTTCTTCTTCGGTCATATCGATATAGTCATCATATGTCGCCCACGCTAATGCCA